CACCGTTTTTTACCTTGTCTCATTTGTGGATTATAAACAACCTTACCTTTACCGAACACTAATACTGATTCGTGTCGTCTTAGTGGCATAATTTTGGCGTTTAGATGTCCTGTAGGGTTTTTCTTATCCCAAACTAGATCGTACTTGAATAGTTTCGGATTACTCATCACCAACGCGCTTGTGAAAGGTTGCATACCAAACAATACTATTGCCCCGTTATCCTTAATGACCCTCTCATACTGCTCCCATAATGGCTCAAAGGGAATGACAGTATCCCACTTGCAGGCAGTCGTCCCGTAGGGCAAGTCGCAAAGAATCATGTCAATACTTTTATCAGGGAATTGCCTCATGACTTCGAGGCAATCCCCATGAATAATCTCATTCAACGGTAACCCGTTCATTACTCCTCATCCTCAGACATAATGGCAATTACATGTGTCCAGCTATCTCCGGCAAAGCCAATTTTATTGTCACTTATCTTACAAGTCTTCAGCCTATCAAATAAGCTGATGAGAAATTCAACACCAATGGAGAAAGAAAACTCGGCATCTTTATGTTCCGTCTTTAGCCTCTCTTCAAACCAACCATATTCGTTCTGAGCGGTCAATATCAATTCTCCGTCTTTCACTTTAACCTTTACGGTAGGAATGGTACTTGCGTCTGTTTCTTTCTTGGCGAATACGTTGGCACGGTTGAGGGATTCTCTCATATCTCCAGGGAAGGTAAATTCATCGCCTTCAATATCAAAAAATCTTTCGACGTCAGGGAATTCGCCTTCTACCGTCCGGCAAGAGAAAATAGTACCTTCGGACGTCCTGAAATGTGCCCAATTCTCTCCAAGAGAAATCTCTTGAATATCGTATTTGATAAGTTCCTTAACCGATGAGGCAGGGATAAGGAAATCGCCAGGCACTTTCTTCTTCAGTTGGTATTGGATGATTTGGTAGGAGTCAGAAGCTTCTACCTTATCCCCTCGAACATTGACGCAGGTCAAAATCGGGCGGCTCATATCGCTGGAACAAGCGGGGTAGCATAAGGACAAGGCAGACAAAAAGTTTTCCGGTAGCTTCTTCCACTTTCCGATTTCGCCAACTTCCTCAAGAGGTAAACGGATTTCCTGTTCAAAAAGTAGTCCAGCCTTCGACCTTCCGGCTTTTATAACCACCTGATTTTCTTGTTGATCAATTTCAATCTCCTCGTCCTTTACTTTAGCCAGAAATTCATACAACGCCTTCGCTTTCACAGCACCTCTCATATTCTCCAAACCAGCGACAGGGTGGGAAACGCTTATTTCATCGTTATATGTGACCACCCTATCCCCGATAAACGCAAAGCTGGTAGACTGTTCGATTAACTCCTTGTTAGCTAATCCAGGCTTTACTTTCTCCAACGCTTCTAAAAGCTCAACTTTGTTGACTTTCATGGTTTCTCCTCCTTTTTTTTAATCTTTGTTAATAGTCTTAATTCTTTTATTCTTTTCGGTTACAATTTTTATGATTATGGCTCCTATACCCTGAAGAAGAATTTTAATGGAAGCCTGTGCGATAATAGCATAGGGTACGGCGTTCCACGGAATAAAATTCATACCTATCGGAGACAGCCCTAAGATAATAAACACTGTACTATCCAAAGTTCCTCCTACCAGACCAGACCACCAAACCCGAGAATGAAGAGGCAATCTCAATCTGGTATAAATTTCCGTATCAGTCGATTCGCTAACCAGAAAGGCAATAGCGGAAGCTATTACAACGGGTAGTCCATCCCCTAAGATTAAAGCCATTACAGCACTTAGCACCATAGCTAGAAAGATGAATAAATAAGTCTTTTTTCTACCGTACTTATTTTGAACGAAATCTCGGAGAATAAAAGTAAATCCTACTGTAAACGTACCTAATGAAACTAAGACACCAAAGATATTTACAGGCGGGAATTGACTACTTAACCAATTAGCGGTTAAAATTGCCAAAATATACAAAATTACTATACTCATAATACATATCCTCTCCTTCTTCTAATTATTTGTTTTTGTTTTCCTTCATTTCATTTTTTCCGTTTTGTTTATCTTCCCGTATCATTGAAAGCGTTTTTTCGGTTCCTGAAGTATCGTAATAAGAGAATAACAACCCAAACCCCCTTTCTTGTATAGGTTTTACCCATTCTTTTCCACTCGTAACCAAATATATTTTCATAATTCAAACACCACTCTCCCTCCTCTCTCATAATTCAAAACCCCCGCCTTCTTTCTTTATCCTCCCTTTCTTTAAAGGTCTTGGCCATTTAGGTAAACATTTTTGTAAGTTTTGAAAAAATAATATGTTAAGTTTATGCCTTAAAACATCACTATTACACAATCCCGGTTCCTCTATTATCTCGATTAAACGCTTCTCATGCGGATCCGTGGGCTTTTTCTCCGCCCAACGCTCGTTGTCCTTTAACTGGTATGTTTGGGGGACTTTCTCAAACCGGGACTTCCCCAAAGGAAACCCCATTTCTTCAAAATATCTTAAAACAACTTTTCGTTTCAATAAAGGAAGATTAGCAACGTGATATTTTTCTTTTTTCTTCCTTTCCGTCACGCCTATCGTCCAATACCCTTCATCATAAATCCATTTTCCTTGTCGCAAATATGGTACCATAACTTTTCCCGTAACAGCCTCCTTCATCCAAGTGCCGCTATCCACACTATACCAAGGATACTTTACCATAAGCGGTATAGAAGTTAACCCAAACCCGTGGACTTTAACTTTAGGATAACCTCTTTCATCGCAAATGTACTGCCTAAAAACTACGTCCAACCAAGAACTCAAAGTTTGTTTTGATTTGCCTACCATGCCTCCTAACCCAATGTAATCGTAATGATTAATATAGTATTCAAGATATTCAAACGGTTCTCCTATATGGAAAACAGGTAGCGGAGATAAGCCAGCTTCCTCCATAATCTTTTGGTTTCTTAAAGTGAGCTCAGCTGATTCTTTAGTACCCATTGAAAAGCGGTCTTTAGAAATTACATCCAAGTTAGCATAGACAGTAATGACATCTTGGTTTTGCTTAATAAATTCTATATACTTTTGTATGTCTATTTCCATGCCTTTGGTCCAGGCGGTAAAGGCTCCAGAATCAAGAAAAACGTCTACACTCACACAACTCAACCCCTATTTTAATCCTTTATCTTTCTGCCTCCGGAAGTGAATTCGATAGGCCCACAAACTATGCTTCTAAAAGTTCAGCTCCGCTGATTTTCATGAGTTTCTCCTCCCCCTATCTTCAATTTTTTTATAGCTTCAAAAACCTCATCACTTTCAAGCGTTTTCGTCTTTATGTGATAATAACTGAGTAGTCTATTTGGTATCAGTAACATTCCCTGTTCTCGCCATGACTCATTCGAGGGAGCCGTGGATGCGAGGTATATCTTCATAGCCTGACCCCTCTCTAATCAAACTGAATACCACCATTATCAACTTATAAGCCATGTGACTTGGGAGACATTCAGCGTAGGTATAAAGTCTCCTACCGGATAGGATGGATATATGTTTTTCATGGTCGCTGTCTAATCTACTACCGGCAAAGTATATCGTTCCGTCCTGTCTTTACATATCTGACGAGATCATCTTTCTTTTGTAAGACATGGAAGTAACTAAGGAGCCTCTCCTTCTTATTCATCTTCGTCAAGGCTTCTCCATGAGAAGGTTCAAACAACCATGTGGCAAGATAGATTTTCATGCCTGCTACTCCTTTAACAGGTTTAATAACGCGGTCTTCAAATCAGGTTCGTCACCTAATAAACCCTTTCTTCCATCTGAAATACTTGTCCAAGGGAGATTATGTTGCGGTCTGATGAGTTTCCCAGCGTTTGTTATAGCCGACAATCTATTTTCATTGCCCTCTGACTGGGATTGCCACCACTTGAACAGATTACCCGGAGCCAATGAGTATTCGGTTGATTGCGCCGGGTCATCCTCATTGTCAAGCAGCAGGAAATATGCCTTCTCCAGGTAAGAAATAAGGGAGTCTTTGTCCTTATGTATCCTTTTTATCATTTTGTAGTACAAATCGGGGTCTGTCTTCTTCCGAATGATGAGAGTCACGCTCCTGTTCGACCAGCCAGTAGACAGGACACAGTCAAATCCCAGGGTACCATCATCCTGCAATCTTACCCGGGCTTCCCCTTGCAGGATGTCGTTCAAAAAATCGACCGCTCTTTCACGATAACTCTTTCCCTTCAATGCGTCCAGTCTCCTTTTCGTCTTGATCATTGTCAATCCCCCTCTCCCTGAGTATTTCCCAAGTCTCCTTCCTGAAAGGAAGCGGAGACTTGGTCAAATCATAGTATGAGAGTAAAATATTCCGTACCATGGTTAAGTTATATGCTTCAATACTGGCGAAATAGATTCTCATAAAGCAAATCCCTCTACTACGCCCTCCCGTTTAAACGGCCAAGGCCATTCCGGTAAGGTTTTTTCTAAGTCTTGGAAGTAGATGACGTTCAGTTCATCCCGTAACCTGTAGTCATTACAAATACCTACTTCCTCAATAATTTCAATTAGTCTTTTGGCGTTTTTGTCCCTTGGTTTCTTTTCAGCCCAACGTTCATTTTCAGCCAATTCATGGTCCTGGTCGACATATTCAAACCTTGATTTACCGAGTTTATAACCTTTTTCATGGATGTATTGCAGGATTATTTCTTTTTGTTTTGGTGGGAGAGTATCAATATGTTGACCAGCTTCCTTTTTGTTGGGACTTCTGGATGATACAGAAATTTTCCAAGAGTTCTCATCATAAATCCATTTACCGTTCTTGAAACGTGGAACATATATTGAGCCGATTCTGCTCGTGATAACCCATGAAGTACTATCGCAACTGTACCATGGGTACCGGAGCATAAGAGAGAATGAGGTCAAACCAAAGCCATGGACTTTGACTTTAGGCATACCCTTTTCATCGCAAATATATTTACCGAAACATTCATCTAACCACAGAATCAGAGTATTTTTCGGAGCTCCGACCATACCACCTAGACTGATATAATCATATCTCTTAATGTAGTACTCCAAGTATTCAAAGGGTTCACCGATGTGAAAGACCGGAAGAGGACGGAGCCCTGCCTCTTCCATGATCTTTTGGTTCTTCAAGGTAAGTTCTGCAGTTAATTTGCTCCCTCTCTTCCCATCAACCTTGGAAGTATTCACCAAACCTATAACATCGAGATTAGCGTATATATCGATGATATCCTGATGTTGTTTGATGAAATCAATATAATCTTGAATGTTTATTTCTATCCCTTGAGTCCAAGCAGAATATGCACCGGAGTCAAGAAATAGGCTTACTGCCTTATCCTGCTTATACCTCCTTCTGACGAGTTTCCCCATTTAACTTACCCCCTCCGACTTCAATACGGTCGCCATTACTTGTCATCCTTTTTCCTAGCGATAGGGGGTAGGTTTTTACCTTTCTTCCACCAAGTAATATAAGTCCTAATGGTTGATTCTTTGACGTCATTATTGACTCTAGCGGCGAGTTCCTGAATATCTGTAATATTGGATTTCCATGCCTCATATATTATGGCTTTATTAGACTTGGGGCGATCATTCTCAGAGGTATTCTCCTTTCTCTGTTTATTCGACTTCATGTCTTTCTTCACTTTTTGTTCTTTCTCTACTTTTTTAGCCTTTTTCGTCTCAGATTTTGTTTTCTTCGGTTCATCTACTTCATCCTCCTCTTCTTCGTCCTCAACTTCTTCCTCTTCTACTTCGTCATCATCTTCTTCCAGTTCTTCTTCCTCCTCGTTTTCAAGTTCTTCGTCAGCTTCTACTTCCTCATCTTCTTCTTCAACGGATTCACCCTGTAAGAGTCTAATAACTCTCATGGTCTCCTCGGAAATATCATCCTCAGGTAAAATCAAACCAGCGGCCTCTAATATTTGTTCCGTCAATTCCTCGTCTGTCACCTTCTTCCCCGTCTTGATTTGGGGGTCCAACCCCATGATATCATTCAACTCCTTTGCGGCTTTAATCAAGTCTTCCCTTTTAACTTCCATTTGCAAAACCTCCTTTTTGATTTTGATGTTAACTGACTTTCCTTTTATATTATTAACCTATCCTTCTGTACTTATTATACAACTTACACAAAAATTATTTGTAAGTTTTTCACAAAATCATGGGAAGAAACTTTCCAAAAATGGTCTGCCTGCAGCGAGGTCTTGCAAAACCCAAACCTCTCTGTCGTTGGAGAATTCTCCTTCACGCACCACGATTTCGTTTATTCGCAGTATTCCCAACTTTTTCTCCCTCCCTTGCGGGTCTTGGTTAAGTCCGTACATCGCTGTAACATGAGACAACTTCCTCTTGTCTTCAGAAAAGTTCGACATCGTCAATCTTTTCCGCTCATAGCTTTCTGAATCTGCTTGTGTTGCTGTGACTACCAATACATGACGCTCTTGTGATAATCCCCGCAACGATTTCC